ACCACGGACGCCGACATCCAGTTGGCGACGTCCGCGATGCGGCTCGTTCGCGCCAACTTCGTGATCCCGCTGTTCTCGCGAGATGCGACCGCGGACATCGCTGATGGTCTGACCGACACCAGCTCGTCCTACACCATCGCCGGGATCAACTCCTACGTGCGCGCACACGTGTTGCAGATGTCGACCATGAAGGCCAAGCGGCACCGCCAAGCCTTCCTCTCGATCCGCGACACGTTCGCCAACGCCCAGGCCACCTCGGCCAACCTCGCTTCCTCGCGCTGCTCCTGCACCTTCGAGGACGTGATGGACGCTGACGGCTCGATCGGAGTCGAGCAGTACCAGCCCTGGATGGCGGCCGTCAAGGCGGCTGCGATGCAGGCGGGCGCCTTCTACCAGTCGATCTTCGCTAAGGGGATCCAGATCAGCGGAGCCGTTCAGGCTGCCGGTGACTTCAAGGACCAGGACCCGGATCAGGTCGACGAGGCCCTCCAGGCCGGCTTGCTCCCGATCGTTCGGGACGAGACGGGTCTGTACACGTTCTCCTCGGACCAGACCACGTACACCGCCGACGACAACTTCGTCTTCAACAGCATCCAGGCGATGTACGCGGCGGATCTCGTCACGCTGACCCTCGCTCAGCGTACGCAGAAGGCGTTCGTCGGCAAGTCGCTCGCCGACGTAACTGCGTCGCTGGCCTCCACCACGATCTCCTCGATCATGGCGGACCTGATGCGCAACAAGCTCATCGCCCCCAGCGACGATGCGCCCAAGGGCTACAAGAACGTGTCAGTGAAGATCAACGGCCCCCTCATGGCAATCAAGATGGCCGTCAAGCTCACGACGTCCATTTATTTTGTGGTCATAAATTTCACTGTGTCCCAGGTGGAACAGAGTGCGTAATCGCGCATTTTGGACCTACACGCTATCCGACCCACGTACCGGGAACGCTCGGTACGTGGGTGCCACCTCCTACCCACTGAAGGACAGGCTGGCACGGCATTGCGTACCCGCCGAGCTTGGCAAGCGCAACCATCGCACCAATTGGATTCGCGGGCTGCAGAAGTGCGGCCTCGCCCCGATCATCGAGCCCCTAGAGGAGTCGTCCTCGGCAGAGGAGATGTTCCACAACGAGGAATTCTGGATCGCCTCGCTCCTTGCTGCTGGCGCAGATTTGGTCAACGGCGACAAGGGCGGCAAGGGTCGTTTCGGGCCTCGTTCCGATGAGGAAAGACGAAAGTCGGCTCTTTCGAAGCTGGGGAAGGTCGCCTCCCTGGAGACTCGTCAGAAACAGTCAGACGCCCAGAAGCGTAGACATGCCGAGCACCCAGAGTTTGCGGCTTTCATTTCCAATCTTCATAAGGGCCGCGTCGACTCCGCTGAAACGACCGAGAGGCGCCGTCAGGCCGCTCAAGCCAGATTCGAAAGAGATGGGCGGCCCAGCCGCCCGATTGTTCACCTGGACACCGGAATCACCTATCCGACCGCGGTGGACTGCATGACCGCCCTCGGCCTCGGTACCGATCGATCACCGGTTTACGCAGTGGCCAACGGCAGGCGCCCCGCTCACCGCGGTCAACACTTCGCTTGGGCATGAAGCTCCTTCACGCCGCACACAATCATCCTAGCAACTCCTAAGAGGAAAACAAACTAAATGTCCACTTCCCCAATTGTTACGGGGGCTCGCGCGCTCCTTGGAATTTTTGACCCCAACACCGGCAAGGTACGCATTGTAGGCATCTACAACAACGTATCGTATGGCCTGAGCTACTCAGCCGAGGAGGCGCACATCTTGGGCCGCTACTCGCCGGCCGCGATCACGTACACGGCCCAGAACGTCGTCAACATCTCTGCATCTGGGTACCGCGTCCTCGACCACGGCCCCCACATCGACGGCGGCCTGCCCCGGCTCCAGGACCTCATCGACTTCGAGTACCTCGAAATGACGATCATCGATCGCCAACGCGAGAACCAGAGCTTGCCCTCGCAGGTCGCGAAGTTCCAGGGCGTGGTCCCGACTGGCTACTCGACCACCATCAACGCGCGCAACCAGCAGGAGCTGTCGCAGACGTTCATGGCGATGACGGTCGGCGACGAGTCGGTCGACAACGCGGAAGGCCCCGGCGCCGCCGATCTGCCCTAATCAGCGGGGACAGTTAGTTTCGGGTGGGCTCCGTCGGAAACGACGGGGCCCTTTCTTTTTGGGGCGGCCTTCCTGACATTCGTCAGGTCCGCCCAAAACTAGCTCCGATCGCCCAGGTTCACAAAGCGGCGGCGTGTCTATGGTTTTAGGTAATCCCGATCGAGGGCCATCCATCTTTCCTTCAGTTTGCGAACTCTCCACCACATGCGATGGATGACGTATAGCAAACTGCCATCGTCATGATGCGCCTTAATGAATTGATGTTTCCATCGTTCCCATTCAGCGGCCCTTGGAGGTGTAGGGACTTTGGCCCAGCAGAGCGCCAGGATCCCGATTATTGCCAAAATGTCGCGAATAATGCTGACTACATCGCGAGCAACCGAGAGGCTCATTTTGCGCATTCCTCCGGCGTGGCGTAGCGGAAGGTGTGGCCAGCGGCCGATTTTCGCGCCCCCGTGCAACATCGAGTGACATTGCTTTTGCCCACGCTTAAGGCTCGCGAGGCCTCGACCGCCGAGGAGTAGATGTCTCCTCCGCAGCAAAGATGGAGGACGGCCTTGCTGTTGCGGAGGCTCCTGGCGTCGATCTGCGCCCGCGAGGGTCCACCACCTCCGCGACGCGCTCGGGGGGCAACAAAACGGAAGGTATGACCACCTGTCGTCTTGGACCGGCCAGTGCAGCATTGCGAGATGCTGGTAAAATCCAGATCAAGAAGCCTAGCTGCATCGCGAGCTGACGGATAGATGGTTCCGCAACAGACGTCTACGACAGCCTTGCTGGTGTGTAACTTGGCGGAGGCGATTTTGGAGGGCTTGGAGTTACTGTCCTTGACATTTAGAGAGTCCCACTGGCGCTTGAAGGCCCGATTTTTATGTTTTAGACGCCCGACCATCCCCCCCCACTGGGCTTCGGTCCTGCCGTGGTAGAGGGTCGCGCCCCTCGACTTCGATGAGGGGCTGTACCCGTCGTGCGCGCTTGGCCACTCTAGGCAAAACTTGGCGTCGAAGGCTGTCTTCTCCGCCTGCGGCAACCAACCCAGGGCGCGAGCCTCGGTCACGAACGAGGCGTCGTATGTGCGACCCTTCTTCGTGTAGAATTTTAAACACAATCCAATCCGGCGCTCCTCAGGGTCTTTGGCGCTTCGCGATGGGGCCCTTCCTGGGTTGGCCTTGAGCCACCCAATGACCTTCGCCTTGTTGCCGTCTGCCTTCTCCGACTGCGACAACCACCCGAGCGCGCGTATTTCTGCCTCAAACTCGGGGTCAAACATACTCCCTCTGTACACGTAGTTTGATAGGCACCGAGCAAGCCGCAGCTCCTCGGGATCCTTGGATCCATGGCTAGGACATTGCCCAGTATTTTTGAAGAAATCGACGATCTTCGCCTTGTTGCCCGCAGGATCCTCTACCTTTACCCCAACCACCTCGCCCAGCCGCGCGTACGCGTACACGGCCAAGGGATCATCGGGATTGTGCTCCAGGGCTCGGAAGTAGTCGCCCCAGACCAGCATGCCCGGCTCCAGCGTCGGCACGATCTGCTTCTCGGGGCCCTCGTCCTCTCCGTCCCGGTCCTTGTGCTTGCCGCTGCGCTTGCGGTCATCCTTCTCCACGGGGATGTCGAGCAGGCTGAATCCTTTCCCGTTCCACTTCTCAAAGTTCTCCTGGGCGCTGAGCGAGAGCACTCCCGACATGAAAGCGCGGACGTGGATCTCGGAGAACGCCCGCGACAGCACCTTCACGAAGAGCTTGTTGTGGGAAGGCTCGGCCTTCGAGGACCGTACCACGCGGCAGAACATCTGGAAGATGCGGTCGGGGTTGCGCGATCCGGTCATGTCGACGAAGTTGAACAGCTCACTGAAGTCGAACCCGAGCTGGGCCCGGTTCACGACGATGAGCAGGCGCACGGACTCGTCCTTCTTGAAGGTCTCAATGGTGTCGCTCTCGCCGCCGTCCCTGGAGTGGGAGACCACGCACTTGACGCCGTTCTTCGTGAAGTAGCTTGAGGTCTGGTTTGCGACGTCGATGCTGGGAGTCGCAATGATGGTCTTCCGCATCCGGCCCAGGACCGTGTTCCAGCCTGCTTTCACCGACTTGAAACGGAGCCGGTTCAAGGTTCCGTCGAGCTTGTGGCCCGAGAGTTTGAGCCGAGCCGTCAGCGTCTTCAGGACCTGGTCCAGGGTGGCGTTGGTGGCCGGCGCCGTGTACTGAAAGTCTGCCCGGACCTCCTTGCGGTCGGTGTAGTCGGTCTCGCGGATCCCGTAGGCGGAGGACGCACACTCGATCATGACGTCGGCGACGGCGCTGGGCTCCTGCGATTGGAGTTGCTGCAAGGAGAAGCAGGTCATGTTCTTGCCGGTCTCGAAACCGTCGGCAATGAACTTGGACGGCGAGCCTGTGAGCAGGAGGACGTGCTTCGGTCGCACCTTCTTCAAGATCTCCACGTTCATCTTGCAGTCCTCGCCGTAGAACTGGTGCGCCTCATCTACGATCACGAGATCGTACTGGCGCAGTTTCTTCCGGTGCAGCTCCTGCGGGATGAAGACGTCGATGGCTTTGAAGTGCGGGCGCTCCTCCGCAAGCCGGGCGCGGTACTGGTCACGGAGCACCGTGGTGCCGTGGGCGAGAACTAGGACGCGGTTGAGGTTGCCTAGAACGACCATGCTCTCGGCGATCTCCAGCGACATGAAGGTCTTGCCGGCGTTCGGGCAGGCTGCCAGCAGGAATTCCTTCACGCGGTCCCCGAAGGCGGTGAGGACGGTCTGGATGAGGCGCTCCTGGTATGGCCGTGCCACTTTCGTGACACCATGTTCCGGAACCAGCTTCAGCTTTGGCCGGGGTCTTTTGGGTTTTTTCTCCTCGGGGACAAATGCGATGGCCATAGATCTACTCTCCCAAAAAGGAACGGGCCGTTCCACTCAATTCGTAACGGCGTTACGAAATAAGTAGGACGCGATGCGTCAGTTCAGGCCTGCCTTGCGCTCCTGGTCCAGTAGGTAGGCTATGGACCCAGGCATCGGCCACCATCGCAGGTGACGTCGGTACGCTGAATCGAGTCCGACTCGGCCCTCCGTCAGTGGGCGCTCTTGGCTGTCGTGAAGGTGGAACGTGATGCCGTTGGTCGGGTCCCCGCCCCAAGGCGCAGCAGTCGACTGAGCAAATGACGCTCGCGGAACGTCAGCGAGGAGCGCGTCGGGACCGTCGTTCACGCAGGTTTCATTGAAGCGTTCGACCGCGTACGCAAGGAGGGCGGGGACGCTTGGAAGTGGGCGAGACATGCCAACCCTATAGCGAACGCCCACTTCGGTGCCCACCACCAATCATCTTGGGTAGCCCCACCCTAGCCCGATAGAGGACATTTGGAAAACGACATCCTGATCGAGATGAGCAGAGCCCTAGGCCGGATCGAAAGCCGACTCGATGGCCAGGACAGGATCTTGGGAGAGTTGAAGGATAGCGGCGAGGTCCTGGTCCAATTGACGAGCGATTTTGCCGCCCACGTTCAGGCGGACGTCAAGACATCAGCCGACGTCAAGGAGTTGGTAGACCGCCCCGTTCGCCAGCGGCGCGCCCTGATCAAGTGGGGAAGTGGATTAGCCGCCACCGTGATCAGTGCGCTACTGATTTTGGTGATAAAGGGCTGCGGATAGGCGTTCGCTATAGACCCAATATGCTTCCCCACTCCTCGACTTCCGACAAGCCCCGAATCCGACCCCACCGTTGCCCCGAGTGTACGGTCGGGCACGTGATTCCCACCGCTCGCGATGGCCGCTTCTTCGCCCACAAGGAGGTGATCATCAACCTGCCCATGAGCGTCTACATACCTACGTGCGTGGCCTGCAAACAGATCTTCCCGACGGCCGAAGTGGACGAGGAAGTGAAGCGGGTTCTGGAGCAAGAGTACAAGCGCGACGAGGTCTTGATCTCGAAGACGCGGGAGCGACTCCGGCATCGTAAGGGGACGAACTGATCGTGCGCTGGCTGGGCCCGGCATTCGCTCTGCTTCTCGCAGCCTGCCGCCAGGCCCCGCCACCGATGACGCCCCCGATGCCGGATCAGTCGTCCGCAGTAACCCTCGTCTGGAGCGAGCAGTACGGGATGACCGTCCCGCCCCCACCGATCGAGTGGGTGACCGGCGGTGGACTGAATTGCGGCATGAATGACGCGGGATGGATGTCATTTGACTTTACCCCACCTCTCTGCGTTGCCGGCGAATCCACCTGGGATCCCTTTAATGCGGAGGTGGCGTGGCCAGCGGGATCGGTGTTCTCCACCACGGCCCTTGCTCACGAGCTTTGTCATCTCAGGGACGGGGTCTTAACTAACGGCCAGGACCTCGACTCAAATCATACGGGTGAGTGTTTTGTAGAGGGCGGGTTGGTTCAGCAGGCAAACGAGGCGCTGGCCGCGGCCGGGCTCTAAAACAAGGAGATCGACGTGAAGAAGCTTGTTCTGTTCGCTCTGATTGCGCTTGGGGTGTCGTGCGCGACGGCCCGGCACACTTCCCGTAGATCCAATATGCCGGCGGTTGCCAGTGCCGCTAGCGTTGTCACGCCCAAGGCTGCAGACAACGAGCTGTCGCCAGAGGATATCCTGAGACTCCTGAGCAGCGCAGCCGACGCAGACCCCGTCCCAACTCCCAAGTGCGATACCCCTTTCTGTGTCACCTACGTCCGCATCAATGGCCCGATCATGAACGGGTCCACCAAATCGGTACTTGAGGCCATCAAGGCGGCCAAGCCCACTGACATCCTGATGCTCGACATCAACACGCCCGGCGGAAGTGTCGGCGAGGGGTTTGAACTGGAAAAAGCCCTCGAAGCGACCCCCGCCAAGATCTATTGCGTGGTAGACGGTGACGCTTACAGCATGGGGTTCTTCATGCTCCAGAGCTGCCAGAATCGGATAATGACCAAGCGCTCCAGCCTAATGGCCCACGAGCCCCTGATGATGACCTCGGCCGATGAGATGATCACCATCCACGATCTAGGGGAACGAATCAATGATCTGACCGCGGACGCACGCGGGATTGCCGAGCACGCTATCAGCCGTATGAAGATCACCTTGGAGCAATACCAGGAGAAGACTACTAACAGGGAGTGGTTTATGGCGTGGCCGGAGGCGTTGCAGGTCGGCGCCGTGGATTGCGTATACGCTGGTACCGGGGCATCGGCGCGCAAGGAGCTGGGAGCTACCGGCCAGTTGACCTGCCAGAAGTAGGAACTTGCGAATCGCCCCACCATCGACTAGGGTGGGGCCGCTGCTGGCGTGGCGGAACTGGTATACGCACCGGCTTCAAATTCCGGCGGGCTAACGCCCTTGGGGGTCCGAGTCCCCCCGCCAGCACTAGAACCGGATCGTGATGCCGAGCCCGATCTCTTTGGCGTCGTCGTCCGTCTTCCCAACCTCAACGTCCAGCTCGATGCGCTTCGAGATCTCTTCGGAGATGGTGACAGTATCCTTGGTAATCCCCGAGACATCGTCGGTTTCTTGGTCCTGATCGGCCTCGGGGGTCTCAGGCATCGTGCTCACTCGTGGACTGGGATTGGGGGCAACGGGACGCTCTTGCCCTTCAGTAGGTGGGTGCAGTCGTTGTGGAAGTTCAGCGCCCCGTCGATCAGGTTGTAGTGGCAGACCTCAGATGGGGGCGTACCCTCATTCGACGTGTACTTAAAACTGGGAGCAAAGGTGGGCTTGTCGGTGTTCCCGTTGAAGGTCCAGCCCCGCTTTGTAGGCAGAACGTGCATGCGCTCGCACCCAGGGCACCAATGGGCGAAGCCGCACTCCACGCTACGAAGGAAGTGGTTGAGCAGGGCCAGTCTCCTTACGCCCAGTCCGGGATCGTGTTGTTGTCGCGATCCGCGTACTCAATTGCATACGCTTGGACCTCGTATTGATTGTTGAAGTACCCGTTGCCATAGATCGCATACCATTTCGTGGGCTTGAAGAAGTCCCATTTGTCGGGGGTATGCTTCCAGGCTTCGATGGTCCACTCTTTGATGTATCGGTACCAGGCCACGAAAAACCACTTGGCATCAACATCCTGTTGGACGTGAACGAATTCGTGGTCTCTGACCAAAGACTCCACGGTAGGAACATTCGGGCCAATCCAATAGAGGATTAGAACGAAGCCCGGAAACGGAATCGTAGTTCCCGCCCAGTAGGCGGAGGTCATCTTCTTCCCGAGCCAGCCGTTGACGGTGAACTCGAACACCTTCTTGGTGAGTCCCGGGGGCTGCGTCTTGATGAAGCGCCGAGGCTTGGCTAGCAGCTCTACGCCGAGCGCGATCCCGCCCAGAATGGCCGACAGGAGCCAGTGGCGCAGGATGACGTGGGAGAAGAGGAACCAGCCGATTTTAGCGAGCAGCTTGAACAGAAAGAAGATGGCCATGCACATATGATTGGGAGTGATCGACCCCCTAAAACGGGCCGCGAAGCGCTCTTAGCTCTTAGCAACCCTCTTCCTCGTCCTTTTCTTCCTTCTTCTCGACCTCTTTGACGACGGCCTTGGCCACCCCGGGCAGGTCCTTCTTCTCGACTGGGGTGGGGCCGCTGGGCGTCCACCTTTGGTCAACTGCGTGACCTGTTATGAAAATGGTCAGGATCCCGATGATGGCCCCGAGTACCGTGGGCAGGTTGTCCTCTAAGGGCTTGACCTTACCAGCGATCATACACACCAGGATCACCATCCCGAACGCGATCAAGGTCATTGAGGCCTTGCGGTTACAGAAACCGTCGAACGCCTTGTAAATGGAGGCGCGAAAACGGTGCTTGGGGCAGGTGCACTCAGCCATGGTCCTGGGATGATTGGCACGGACGTTCGCTATAGGTCTGGTATGGCCATCATCGACAACGAGGAGCCCCGGGATACGGTAGGGATTCTCATCTTTTCAGTGCGTGACGGGGTCCCCCATTCTGTAGCGCTCCGGGACAACGGAGAGGCCTGGACATATTTTGGGGGCAGCAAGAGGGAGAACGAGCCGTCGATCCTGGCGGCCCAGCGCTGGCTGCGGGAGCTGCTGAATATCGACGTTTCCGATAACGAGCTGATCCCATTCGCTCGAACCAAGGACTCAGTGGGTACGTGTACCCTTTTTGCAATCGGTCTCGAAGGGGTCGTGCCCGCCTGCCAGTGGGCGCTATCGCAGCTCCCCAAGTACTTGTCCGAGATGGCCTTGGACGTGCCAGCGATGATCGAGATGGCGAAATTGGCCCTTATGTTCCCGGCTCAAATCTTCTTCACGGCGACGATGACGTAGGCGTTCGCTATAGACAGATCAGGCAGCAAGACCAACCCAACCCAACCGAGAAACCAATATGAAAACCAAGACGACCCGCAAAATCATCTTCACGGTCGAGATCGAGCCCGAGGACGACGGGCGGTGGATCGCCGAGGTCCCCGAGCTGCCCGGCGTGCTCGCGTACGGCGCGACCGCCGAAGAAGCGACAGGTGCCGTGAAGGCTCTCGCACTGCGCGTCCTCGCCGACAGCAGGGACCCAGGCGCCTCGCCCCGGGCCTTGGGTTTCGTTACGATCTGCCGATAAGTCAATAAAATCAAGGCGTTCGCTATAGGCAGATCACAGAGGAGGTGAACCGGCAAGCAATCATCGATCGGTAAGTTCTGGGGGCGAAAGGTTTCGACATTGGAACTAGTCACTGGATTGCACCCCGAAACGCCCAGGTTCGTTAAAAGGGCAACAAAACCAAAAGCGAATTCTGACGAATTCGACGTTCCCTTCAGCCTCATGGGCTGGGGAGTGAACGGGTCCCCCGCCTTCGCTCACGCGTAAGCAGGACCGTTGTCAAGTAGACCTCTCAGTATCTTGATGGCGCAAAAAGACAGAGAGTGCTAGGGCGGACTGATCGGCTGCCGGAAAGCTGAAGATCAAAAGAAGAGCAAATGAACGCTGGAGGTCCTCGTGCCTCCGCTCGATAAAAAACGAGGAATGGGTGTAGTAGTTCAGTGGCGACGTCTGATGGACCGGGCTTCAATGCCCGCGCCTCCACAAATGAGTGTCGCAGAAGAAATAGCTCGTGAGTCCTTGAAGTTGGTGCTTGAGGATTGTGTTGTCGTAGAGAGAAACGCCCGCCCGGCTTTTCTAACGAATCCTGACACAGGTCATCCGTTGGAGCTGGATTTTTACCTTCCAGATTGCTGGATAGGTATTGAAATCCAAGGGCAACACCACTACGACGACATGGCGCAGATGCGTCGTGATGATACGAAGCGCCAGTTGATGGCCCGAGCGGGTCTGTTCTTGATTGAGTTGTCTACGTTTCAGATAGATCCAGGCACGCTCAATCGCGCGCTATATCGTGGATTCATGCAGATGGGGGTCCCGCTGCATTTCTTGAGACCATTCTCGGATTCCTGGCTGGAGTTCAAAAAGAAACGGTGCATCCCTTATCGAAAAGGCATTTTGGCTCGATACGGAAAATCTGAGGCGACTACGAGTCCGCAGACCATGCTACATGCAGCTCGCGCGACAGCGGCTCGCGATGAAATTCTGAGAGCGTCTTGGGTGACGTTTAATATTCACGGGGTCTCCCTTCGGGGGCAACTCTTGCGGCCCATTGGAAAGAAAAGTTTTGTAGTACGCCCGTTCGGAACCACAAAAGAGCTGTTCCTAAAGCGGAAGGATTTTGAACCCATCCGCTAAGACCAAGCCCCCGTTCGCTATAGACCAAGCGTAAGAGCCAATCATCGGAGCACAAAAATAGACTATCGGGGTCGTGGCGGAATAGGTAGACGCCCCGGCGATGAATGACCGGTGGCTGCGGAACCAGGGCGCTGACGAGCCGCTCCAGGCCGTAGCGGTGCAGGTTCGACTCCTGCCGGCCCCTCTAACGGCAAGTGAGATCCGCCGCAGGTGGGGGAAGTAGCCACGTTCGCTATAAGGTATGGATGGAAAAGCGTTCATTACTGCCGAGATCGGCTCCATGGCGAGTTCGCGTGCCACGGGCAGTGAACCCAGACGACGGAGGGTTCGCTATAGATAGACTACAATCATTCCAGCCGACCAACCGAAGGGATATTTATGGCATTGACCGAGAAGTTTGAAACCGAATTCACCGTTGACAATCTCAAGGGCACGACCACGGGTACCTTGTTCAACGGTAAATTCAAGGTCCGCACCCGACTCTCGTTCCGCGACCAGCTTCGCCGCGATGAGATCCGGCGCTCCTTGCTAGGACCGACGGGCACCGAGGCAACCCAGGGCGCTTCCTTCGTCGCCAGTTTGGTGTCCGAGATGTCCGTCCGCGTGATCGAGTCCCCCAAATGGTGGAAGGACTCCGAGGGCGGCATGGACCTGGCGGACATGAACGTCCTCTCCGAGGTCTTCGCGCTCGCCGCCAAGGCCGAGCAAGACCTGATCGACTCCCTTGTAAAAGAGGGAGATAAGGCCCAGGCCGACCTCAAAGCGAACCAGCCAGCTCCTCTGACCTAGTCCCCCAATGCGACGGTCTGCAGTTCGAGACCGTCGGGCTCTGTTCTTCGACAAGATCCTGCTCTGGTTTCTCTTCATCGGGTTCTTGATCGCTACGGCGCTGTATCTGCTCAAGGAGGCCGGCCGGGTCCGGCGCTAGAAATAAGTGCACGCTACTGAAGCCATCCGGATCATCGCCCTCAGGGACGTTTGGCTTCGCCATATCGACAAGGCCGACGACGCCGACTACAACCGGCGCAAGATCTTCCGCTGGTACAGTTCCAGGTTCGCGACTCCGCTCCATGTAGTAGAAACTCTCCCCCTTCTAGACGTCCTCCGATCTTATTGGGAGGATCGCTACGAGTCCCTGGACCCTGACGACCTGGAAGCTGCGGTTCGCCAGGCTGCCCTGTCAGATGAGGAGCGCAAGAACCTCGACGACAAGGACGACCAGGGCGAGCTGGAGTTCGGCGCCCTAGCAGCGGCAGTAGCTGCCGGAGCCTATGGGAACCTGGCGACCAAGGGCGCGCCAGCGCCGCCAAAGGCAGCCTCCAAGGGGCCGCGCAGGTCGACCCTCAAGGAGGCGGAGCTAGCCCCAAAGATCGACATAAAGGACCTCGAAAAGCTCCCCGAGACCATTTCGATCAAGTTTAGTGACGACGCCGCCGACTTCGACTTTGAAGGCGATGGACTAGGCATTCTGGAGTTGCCGCCCCCAAGGGCGGCCAAGCCGCCACGGCGCTGACGTTCGCTATAGACAGATTAGTAACAGCTTCACGCCCTTGAATGGGACTGAATGTTTTTGCTGTACCTGCCAAACAGCTTCACGCCCTTGAATGGGACATCGACGGCGTAGACGCCGATCTGGCAGCGTTCAATTGGTGCACGCAGAAGTGTAAGCACCACAAGACCTTTTATGCGCACCGCGGCGTTCGTAAGCCAGAAGGCAAATGGACGACAGTAAAACTACACCAGGTCATCGCGCGCAGAATGGGCATCGTTGGAGCCCCTGACCATATCGACGGCAACGGCCTAAATAACCTCCGGAGCAACCTCAGGCCCGCGTCCAATAGCCAGCAACAGGCTCACCAGGGGCTCCGTGCCAACAACAAAAGCGGCTACAAGGGGGTCCACTGGCACAAGAGGGATCTCCAGTGGCAGGCCGAGATCACGGTCAATGGCAAGAAACGGTACCTCGGCTCCTTCGAGGACGAGATCGAGGCCGCCAAGGCCTACGATCGCGCGGCCTTTGCCGCTTGGGGCGAGTTCGCGGTCCTGAACTTCCCGGCGCCAATCATTAACCCGTGAGTTCTCCGTCCGCTGGCGACAAATCCATCAAGTTCAGTATCGGCCTCGATCAGGATTCCGTAGACAAAGCAAAAAGAGCAATAAAGTCGATCGCGGAAGAGGTCGAGCGTCTCGTAGCCTCGACCAAGGGTGCCGGAGGCCTCTTCGGCGGCACCTCGGTAGGGAATAGGGGCTCCCAGCCCGGGATGAGCGGGCAGCAGAACGCTCAGAATAGAGCAAGCGGGCCTGCAGGCAGCCTTACCGACGGCCTGACGAGGGCGGTCGAGAACTCGGCGAAGCTATTCAAGGGCGCGGCCGCCGGCAGTAAAGATGCTTTTCGCGTAATGAGCGACGGGATCAAGGACCACGTCCGCACTGCCGACAGCGAAATCTCGAAGCTCGAAGCCAAGCTCGGCCGCCTCGGCAACGCCTACGGCAAGCTGAAGGAGCGCGGCGCCAACGGCGGCATCGTCGACGCCGGACTCGGCTCGGTCAAGGGTCAGTTCTTCCAGACGGCCGACCAGCTCGACCGCGCTAGAACTAGCAGAGCGAAGCTCGTCAAGGCGCAAGATGAGATGGAAGAGCTGAACTCGCCCTCCATCATGGGGCGACTCAAGGGCTACTTTTCCGGAGGGAAGAGCGCTGGAGGCGGAGGCGGGTTGTTCGGGGCCGCCATGTCGGGCGCCGGCCTCGGTGGCATCGGGACCGCGTTGGCCAGCCCTGCCGGCGCCGTTGCCGGCGGAGTCATGCTGGGCTCCAAGATCATGAATCTGGGTAGGGACAACCAGATCAGCAACCTGAACTACGCCATCGAAGCTAACATGTTTAGAAGTGATGCCCGAGCCAACATCGGGGGCATTTACGGTGGCAACGCCCAGGCGATTGCTGGCGGCAACATGGCCCTCGTCCATGCGACCCGAGCCATCCAGAGCGACCAGGCCTACCAAAAGGTCGTCAGCGCTGAGTACAACAAGCTCCTGAAGGAACGCCGCGTAGTCGAGGGGGTCCCGGGCGGGCTCGGTGGTATTACTAGCCTCGGCATGCAGTATGTGGGCTCCGCGGCGAACGCCGTAGGCCTCACGTCGTCGGGCGGTGTCGGCAACGCAATCACTGCCCAAAACGACTTCCTCCGTCGCTCGGCCGCCGAGAACGCGCTCCAGTCCCAGACCGCCCAGAAGATGATCGAGAACAAGATGCGGGAGGACCCGGCTTACTCGGAGCGAGCCAACGCCTTCTTTGCGGGGACGACTGGCAACGCCGGTATGCTCCGATCCCTGGGCATGGGCGGCGGCAACATCCGTGTCGGCGGGAGAAAAGGGGCAAATTTCGAGCAGTCTAGCTGGATCCAGTCTAAGGCCGACGCCCAGATGCGCGATGTCGGCGAGTTCTCCGGGGCCTTCTCGGCGCTCTCAGGCTCTGCCGGCCGTGGTTTGGCGGGCCACTACGAGTCCGTACTTGGCCCCCAGACCGGCGGCCTGTCAAATGTCGCTCAGATCCTGGGGTTGGGGGCTCAGTTCGGTGGCGGTGGCTGGAACGGCGCCAGCGCGTTCCTAGGGCGCGGCAACAACGGTCGTGGCAAGGGCGGGTACGGCATCCAGGGCATGATCGGCCGCGGCGGCACCGACGCCAGCGCGGCGGTTGGGCTAACGGGCCTCGGTGGCAACATGATGAACTCCGGGGGGCTCCTGGAAGGGGGTGGAGGCGTCATGGCGACCCTCCTCGCCGCCGGCTACACCGGGACCTCGGGCGGCGACATGCGGATGGCCGGTCTGATGGGGTCGGGCGTTGCCGCCCAGACCAAGATGATGAACGGATCGATCGATCCCCTGCAGCAAGCCCTCAATGCGTCAGCCGCGATGAAGGCCGCAAAGGACGCCCCCTACAGCGCCAAGTGGGCCATGATGCACATGGACCCAGCCCAGAAGGCAGAGTTTCAGCGCACCGGCAGAGTCCCGTCGGACATGGTGGCGATGGGTGTCTCGGACAAGATGCTGTCGTCATATCTGTCGCTCCAGACCGGCGGCATGTTCTCGCGCATCAGTTCCAAGATGATCGGCGGGGCTTCGGGCGACGAGCTGGCGAAGTATAAGGCCTCGGGCAACAGCTTCGAATACTTGCGCGGCAAGAGTCCAGACGAGATCCAGCACGCCGCCAAGCTCCTGGCCCCGGCCCTCCGCATGGCAGGCGGAGCCGACACAAATGCGGCGGCGCTGGGGTCCATCCGCTTCTCCTTGGCTTCGTCGAAGATCCTTGCCGGAGGAAAAGGCCAGGGCGTCCACGACACCATCCGGCGGAATACTTCCATGGCAGTCGGTGCCGGCGCCAAGGGGCTGTTGGGGGCACAGACGTCTAACAAGCTCGCCGAGGAGGCTCCAGACCAAATCGCCGACGACAAGGCGGCCCCCTCCATGCGCACCTCCAATGACTCAGCCCGCAACAAGGCCCTGAAGGGCCTCGGCCCCGGCGCCGACGTCCAGGGCTCGATCGAGGCGGTTTCGGCTGCCTTGAATGCGTTCGTCAACGCGATCAAGCGCGACATGTCTCCGACCGGAAAGGCAGGCGCGCCCCGGTAGGGGCGTTCGCTATAGAGATCATGATGATCTACGTCGAGCCATACAACAAGTCGGAGACGATCGCCGCCGTCGGTTACGACAAGGATACCGAGGCCATGGAGGTCCAGTTCGTCACGAAGAGGGGCGTTCTATCGTACCTCTACTCTTTGGTGCCCAAGGCCGTGGCAGAGGGGCTCGTTACGGCCGAATCTCCGGGGACCTACTTCCACGCCAACGTGAAGGGTAAGTACATCTTCCAAAAGCTCCCGCCGAAGGCCGAGTAAATGGGGGATCGCGGGGCGACATACGATTTGGGAGCCGACTTCGGCTTTCAGCCAAACGAGGACGGTGTCTACGAGATAACGACGTCCCCGTACTGGGCGATCGCCGTGATTCGTCTCGGCACCCCCTTGAGCTTCGACCGATCGATCATGAGTTCGGTCTCGAAGAACCTGTCGGCGGGCGCGTTGCTACGGTCCGAGAAGCCGTTGGTCATCACCGACGACGCGTTCCAGATCACCATCTCGAAGCCGAAGGGGGACCACCGCAAGCGCCTGACGGCCGCTCTCAAGGGTACCGACGTGAACTACCTCGCCGAGGTCCTGCCTGGCGACTGGGCGTTTGCTTGGATCGTCAACAACAAAACGGACTTCGACAACCTAGTCGCCAAGATCGAGGCCGGTCAGCAGGCGAACGACTTCAATAGCGGCCTCAAGTTCATGGGCAGGGTGACCTCGCTACGTAAGGTCGGGGTCAAGGACGAGCACCAGCACGTAACCAGCTATAACCTCCAGTGTGGCGGCTTCGAGGAGCTGGACTCCAACCTGTTCTACGACAACAGCCTCGCCAGCAGCGACGTCCTGAAGCAGGACATTGGTCAGTGGCTTACCCGTCTCGGCATCGACGTCCAGAAGCTATTCGGGTACGACGCCGACAGCAACATCGAGCCCAACAACATCAACAAGATCATCCCTGCCATCCTAAACCTGGTCGTTGGAGAGGGGCCGGGGCCTCTGGGAGAAGATGGGATCATCGCCATAGACGCTGCCGGCGGCAGGACCGTTGCGGCCGAACCGCAGTTTACGGAGACTGCGCCGTACGCGTACGTGGCACCCATCATGGCGGGGCGGTTGCTGGGCAAGGGCTCGGCCGATGCCAGCCGCCATGTGATGGCGTACGCGGACCTGCTGGAGCTGGTCATGGGCGTCCAGAGCTACAGCAACAAAGAGGGCATAGGTATGTTCGTGCCCGACCTGAAGTCGGAGTCCACGCCAACCCGCCGCATCTGCAGCGCCGGAGAGCTGCTTGGGACCTTTCTTCCGTTCTTGCCGGACCTCGCCAACAAACCTCTATGGACGGTGTTCCAGCAATTCTTAAACCCGGTCATCAATGAGATCTACACCTGCATGCGGGTGAACCCGGACGGCAACATTGTTCCGACGATGATATTCCGCCAGATCCCCTTTAGCACCGACGCCTTCCAGCAGACTGGCACGTTGGGCCCCAAGGACGAGGGGCCTCTACTGTCCGGCGATGACACCCGGAACATCCAGGCGATCACGCGGTTCCTCGATTTGCCACGCTGGGGAGTCCCCGCCAACATAATCAAACAGTACGATATCGGGCGCAGCGACGCGACCCGCGTCAACATGGTCCACGTCTACGGGACCAGCAGCTACCAGATCAACGCCATTAGCGCGTCCGAGCAGATCGTGAATTCGCCGCCGGTGTTCGACCACCTGGACGCGATGCGAAGCGGGATGCGGCCGTACGTTTCGACGGTAGAATGTTTCGTCGACCAGACCGTCGGGCGCGCTCCCAGCCAGTGGATTAACCTGTGCGCCGACTGGCTGATCGGAGCCCACCTGACGCTGAACGGGACCATCGTTTGCTATGGTATCCAGTCCCCCATCTGCGAGGGCGACAACGTAGATTTTTCGGGCGTAATTTACCATATCGAGTCCGTCATCGATCACGCCCAGATCGACCTGGCCACCGGAAAGAAAACCTGGACGACCACGATCGGGCTCTCTAACGGCATGCGCAAAGATGCTCCCGGAGAGATGCGCACCGACCAGGGCAACTTCCCTATATATGCCGGCGTCGAGATTGACGATCTTCGCGCCACGGACCCCGGCCTCAGTCTGGAGCAGCAAAGGACTACGGGCGGATCCGGCAGCGCACAATCATCTACGACGGACGCTACCCAGCCGGCAAAGATCTCCCAGACCCTCCTGGACCCCGCGCAGCAGAGCGATTCCGACACCCTGAAGCAGATTTCGCCATCGAGACTGTAGGAAGCCATGTCTCAACGCCTAGACTTTGACGCACCCAAGGTTTGTAACAAGTGCACAACGGCCAAGGACAGGGCGGACTTCTATCCCCTGCGCGCTGGGTCGAACTTAGTGCGCTCCACCTGTAGGGCCTGCGTCAATAAGGTTAACTTGGAATGGCGTAAGTCCAACAGAGATCTCCACAACCGTCTATCTAGAGAGTGGAATGCGAGTCATCCAGAGCAGCGACGGGCGTACAATGCCGCTTGGGCGAAGGCGAATCCGGACAAAATGCGGGCAAAGAAGAAGCGTTATCTCGCCTCTCATGAAAGCGAATGGGACAGGCGCAAGTCGACGGACGTTCAGTATAAGTTGAGGACGAACCTTAGAAACAGGCTTCATCAAGCGGTCGTGAACGGGTCGAGGGCCGGCTCTGCCGTGTCCGATTTGGGCTGCTCAGTCCCCGAACTGAAAGCACATCTGGAGTCCCAGTTCTACCCGCATCCAATCACCGGCGAAGTCATGACCTGGGATAACTGGTCCCCCAAGGGCTGGCACATCGACCATAAGAAGCCGCTCAAGTTGTTCGACTTGGCGGATCGCGAGCAGGTCCTTGAGGCATGCAACTTCAAGAACCTTCAACCCATGTGGGCGTTTCAGAACCTTTCCAAGGGCGCCAAGGAGTCCGCATAACATGTTCGGCGACGTCATACCGAGTTTTTACTCCCCTCGCCGCGTCGATGACGACGGAGACGGGCTCTCAAACATTCGTCTCCGGCCTGGTGAAATCCAGGCCGTCTTTGGCCCAAAGCACAGTTTGAATGTCTCAAAAAAACGGAACGAGTACCAAGTCTTCGTCACACACCGAGCCAATGGCACGATCGTGACAAAGATGTACGAACACTGCTTCTTGGCAGACTCATTCGGGAGCTTCGCGGACTTCATTCGGTTCACGCTACGCGCCGACACCAGCGCCCGCAGGAATCCAGTCAAGCCCGGGGTAGGGGCGAAGGTCATTGTCGCCTGCCTTAACGGCGAAAGCCAAAACCCCGTCATCATCTCCGGGATCCCGGACGCAGCTACCCCCGTTGACGACGAGGCGGACGGCCACCACTTTGACGCAGTCTTCAACGGCGTGGAATTCAATATCAATGCCCAAGGTGAGCTGCTCATCACCTATGGCGGCGCCACGAACGCTGACGCCACGCTTGCGGACGGCGTCGATCGGGACGCGGTAGGCACTACGATCGTCCTGCAGAAGAACGGCAACGTTAAAGTAGCGGACGTCGATGGGAAAAATACAATCCTGCTAGATCATGAGAACTCGCAGATCGTGGTCACGGGAGACAAAGTCGTCACCGCCAACGCACCTGAGGTAAACCTTGGCGGCACTGGCGGCCAGCCGGTGCCGAAGGGGGACGATTGGAAGTCCCTCATGTCAGACCTCATTTCTGCCATCGAACAGATTCAGGTTTATACGGCCGTGGGGCTCTCTTCTCCACCCGTGAATGCGCCTGCCCTTGAAGTGATCAAGGCTCAGCTAGGCACTGTGCTATCTACCGTCGTATTTACGCAATGAGAGTCTCCAGGCCACACCTTCAAATACCAGGACGCAGCATGACCGACCGCTACCGACAGAAGCTGAACCACGCAGCCTGGACCTGGCGCGAAGAGAAGGTTTGCCGTTTTCACAACGATGCCCGCAATAAGGACCGGATCTCGGGCCGGGCCGACAAGCGCTCGGCTCGCCAGGAGGACCGCAAGGAGATCAAACAGGACGAGACTCTGCCGCGGAATTCACCGTGCGAAGAATGCGGCGAGCCCGAATGTCCGGGGGCACGTAAGTAGATGCTCGACCCGAATCCGCTTACGCACGACATCGTCAACATCATGGCAGCCCCCGGGGCAGCGCCCGCCGTAGCTCGGGCCTGGGCCAGGGCGTACGCTAACTACGGATCCAACGCTATTTCTCCTCTAGGCGGCAGCCCCCTGTCCCTGGAACCTTCTCGGGCTACGCTAGAAACTGCGTTGGTCGGGATCTTCTCTAACCCCTACCAGCTACCGCCTCAGACTGCTTCATTGATGTCGTTGGCCTTTACTGCGTTTTGGTTTTTGCCACCGGTAGTCACTACCGATACTCCACCTGGGATCGTGACTGCAGTAGCTGGCACGGCCCTACTTCAGACTGCGCTGCTATCCACCTGGCTCGGAAAGTTTGCGGCGCGGGCGTCGGCGGAGCAGGCTGCGGTGGGAATCGCTGCGGCCTTGGATGCTTTCACCAGAACGGTCATAATTCTGATCCCGATTATCCCCACCCCCGTTATAGGACCGCTCTCCTAGGTTTCGACCCGGTCATCGTATCCGTGGTGGAATCGGCGGAGACGCCGTCCGAGCTTGTAGTAGGGGTTCTTCAAGGCCTGGAGTTGGTTGGCCATGAAGTTGTCTTCGTAGCCGTTCTCCAGGGCCAGGGAGTCCTCCCGGCTCATGCCAACCGTCTCCAGGTAGGCGACTAGCTCCTCCTGTTGCGTGGGGCCATGCACATCAACGTCGAACCCGTTAACCGTAGCGGCAGCGGCCATGGCACAGCCGCAGGGGCCGATCAGGACCGGATAGGCGAGGCCGTGCCTGGGGTACGCAATCTCACTCAGGTAGCCGTAGTCGGGCGTGAACTCGCCGCGCTCGATGGCGCGTTCGATCTTGCGCTCCAGGCTTACGGCCGCTCTTTCTCTCTTGGTCAACTTGTTCATGATCTACCTATAGCGAACGGTTACGCCTCGACAGGCCACTCGTTACCGCAGGTCCCGCAGAGCCCGGTCTGCGGGCACTTCACCTTTGGATGGTGCGCGCCGTTCCGGTGGTAGCCGCATTCGCAGCAGCAGATCTCGGAGGCGAGCTGCTGGAGGTCGCCGGCATGGTTCACTGGGCTTCACTCCCTTTTGCGTCCGCCTCCAGACAAAGGACCTCGACCTCTTCTCTCGTCAGCTCCATACCTCCGAATTTCGTCTGCAGCGCCTTGCTGAGGCGGTCGGCGACTTGGTTGAATTCGCGCCTGATCCACTCGAATCTCACCGATGGGAACTTCGCCATCAGTTCCTGGGTCGAAGCCGTGTATCTGGCCAGGAGTGGGTTGTGTACCTTGTAGCTACCGGATAGGTGCCCAGAAATGAGCTGGGAGTCCAGATGGACGACGACGTCCTCCTTGTTGTGGCCGTTACGGAGGAGCCAGCGCAGGAGGCTATTGACGGCGAAGTGCTCGGCCGTGTTTCCCGTAAGCTGTTCACCCTCGCCCATGTAGAACGAATGGTGAGCAACGTACTCGCCGGATGGGCGGCGGACGAGCCAACCTATATAGTTGCGGGGGATCGTCTTGGGGCCCCTCTTGGAGGCCCAGTGACCGCCGACAACCGACCCATCTGTCCAGCAATTGAGCATGTTCGTGGACCCTGTCGGATGTGTGGACCGCGAGGGAATCGGACCCTCATCTCCGGTTTGCAAGACCAGTGTTCTCCCGTTGAACTAGCAGCCCGCAAACGTGCTACCGCATCTCTCCGGAACGGTCGATCGCGCCACAGCAGTCGTGGGTGGGCTGGCGCGGGCAGCAGGTCTCATCCTCGCAGGCCTCGTCGAAGATCGACTCCTCGATCTCGGCGGCGGACGCGTCGCTGGCATCGACAAGGAGACTGATGAGGGTTGGGACGTCGCTGACGTGGATCGCAATCACATCAGCGCGCTCGCCGCCGCCGTTGTACTGCGTGATGAAGACATCCTCGCCGTCTACGTGGACGTCGAAGCCGTTTCGGTTCGGGATGCTTCCAACCTCAATCTCGGTCTCCATGATTTTTCCTCTTCTCTCTGTGGGTGGTGTCGTTGTGCCCAGTCTTGGGCATGATCTACCTATAGCGAACGCCCTACGGTGCCCGGATTGCCTCGAACGCACACTCCTCGGAACAGATGGGCCGAGGTCCGCGCCAGTCCATGTAGTCGATGAACCGGGTCGGCGCCTGGCACTCCCGACAAGGATAATAGTCTGGCGCCACGTAGATGCACTGCATTGGTTCTTGGAACATCTCGACGCCCGGGTATTTCTCGCTGAACTTCATCGCTTCCGGTCCCAGAGCAGCTCCAAAGCCCGGCGCTTGCACCGCTCGGTCAAACGACTGGGGTTCTCGGTGTGCGGGGAACTGTCGGCCATCTTCTTGGCCTCGTCATCATCTCGCAGGATGCGCTTGCAGATCTTTAGCCGGCCCTCGTAGTCCAATTCCGGGATCTCGATGATGACGTCGACCCGGCCGGCCCTCGTGGACTCGCCGTTCTCATCCGGGCGCCCGATCGCCTCGTCAACGTGCTCGATGTGGTTCGTGGTGATGTACAACAGGCATCCGGCATTCCCCTGGATGCCATCGATCGCGTTCAGGACCGTGGTGAAGTTCAAGGTCCCGGTCACGTTCTTGCGGCCGTGGAAGACGGTGTCAAAATCCTCGAAGAGAACGATCCTCTGACTGGAAGACCCACCTTGCTTCCAGGCCCGGATGAATTGGGCGTCTGACATTCCGGCAAGGTTGATGATGACAACGGGGATGTCCAGGTCATGGGCAATGGCCGAAATCAGGCTCGTGTTGTGGGTGACGGTAAAGTCCCCCAACAGAAACAGGCCGTCGCCGTCAACCTCGAAGCCGAAGTACTCACCCATCCCCAGCTTTTCTACGGAAATCCCGGTGACAAGCACGTCCTTCACCTGGCGGCGCGGAGGTGCCTGTTTTCTTGCCAAGAGCGTGGGGACGCACGACAGGTCCCCAGAAATGGAGACTCGGTAGTAGGTCCCCATTGCCCTGGTGGCAGAATTGCAGCAGACCTTGACCGAGGGCTTTACGTATGCGGCGAATCCGAGGCTCCGGGCAACGAAGGCGATGTCGTCTGCAAGGCGGTGGCTCTTCTGCGTTATCTCGAAGCCGCCATCGTTCAATGAGCCATCAGTGTCGATCAGTCCCGCCAGAAGTCGTAATCGTTGCTCCCGCGAGTTCACCTTGTAGATGTGCGGTACGTGCTTGTTTTCCCAAACATTCAGCGCCCTCAATGTCTGGCGCATGATATTTCGCGTACCCTTCGGCTGCCCTTTGCCTCCACGGTCCTCCGTAGAGAAGCTCCATGTCGTGGCCCTCCCCGACGGCGGCCCCTCGTGTAGATGCAGCCCCATGGACTCGCAGCTCTTGCGAAGAAAATCTTCAATCTCAGGGTCCATAGTCGTCACGTCGGCCTTACTAGCGGTCCCGTCACCCAACCAGAGCCCCAGTAGGTAGGGGTCGATCGGTACATTGTGGGAGGGGAAGTCGACCTTCGTTCGCCAGCCCTTGGCCCTCGCTCGAAATGTAGGGTCCGCGCCTAGCCAGTCGCGGACCGAGAGATTGACCAATAGGCCGTCCTTCTTGACCGACAGGATGTGGGATTCATTTACAATATAAGGATCGCCCTTTATGGGGTTCACCTTGTACATGGTCTCCGTGCCGCGTGTGACGCCCCTGACTGTCTTCGGGAGGGAGTCGGGACCCATTACGCGGTCCCCATCGGACACTTCCTCGACTGGCCTGATAGTTCCGTCGTACATGAGTATCGGCGTCCCCTTGCCCAGGCACTTGCCGGTGCCCGGATTGCCATAGAGCAGGTAGCCGCGCTTGTACTCCAACTCGGAGTCGATGTACCACTGCCTGTTCTCCTTCCAGAAGCGAACGTCCTGGAAGAGCTGACGGTGGGCGTCCGTAAAAGACAGCCGGTGAGAGAACGTCGAGGTACGGGCGACGGGGAACTCCGCAGGGTCGTAGTTGACAGGCTCGCCGCGGCCATCCCAAAAGCCTTCCGAGGTAGATTTGAGCCCGCCGTCCGTCGATATTCCACTTCCTGAGGGGTCGGGAGACAGGGTCGTGATCGAGAAGGCGCGGTTGTTGCGACTTGCCTCTTCCTGGACGCTATCGAGATAGGCCCCGGCTTCAGTGAGAAGCACCTTCATGTCAACGGTCCCATTGATGAAACGCATTCGGGCCCGCTTGGTTACGTCCCCTTCAGTGTCACGGGCGACCGGAGTGATCAGGATCGGGGCCCCCTTGTAGAAGTAGAGGCTCAGGGATTCGGCGACATTGCGATAGAAAATGTGGCGAACCTTGCCGCTGGCTTCGATGGTCCTTGGCGTCATGTCATAACATTCGCCGCCTACCGAATGAGTGCGGCCGTTTTGGCTGAGGTACCTTGAGACGGCATCGGTCGTCGTGGTGTCGCTTAGCTCGATAGAGGTGATCGCCAGACTGCCGGCCACGCTCAACACCTTCTCTCCGACCTTCCTTGCGACGGCGCGGAGGGCGGCCATCATGGGCGAGGTGAAGACGAGGAAGGAAACGACACCGAGGGAGATGTAGGGGTGGGCGTGGATCTCGCGGAAGAGGGCGTCCATGTGAGGTCTATAGCGAACGGGGTCATGCAGTTACCGCGACGCAGCACGATGGACTCGTTCGCTATAGGCTGGGTATGTCCATCGGTCGGGTCTCCTACGAATCGGCGTTCCACAGAGCCTCCAAGTTCGAACACCTCTTTGAGTTCGTGTTCAGTCAAATCCCTGACGCCAAGCGCGTGAAATTCGTCGTCAGCGACATGATGAAGCCGGGCTGCCGTACCGGCGGCATCACCTACAGCCAAGGCATCGTGAGCATCGTCTTCCTGGGAGTGAGCCGCGGAGACCAGGTTTATCCCCACATCAATTGCCATTCCGTTCCCGAAGTGGACGCGGCCGTAGGCGGAACCAAGATCGAGAGTTGGGATGAAGAGGTGTTGCTCACCCTCTTGCACGAGGCTAGGCACGTGTGGCAATTCGAGCACGGCACGTTCTCCGCCGAGGAGTCGATCCCCGCCGAGATCGACGCCGAGCGCTTCGCGAAGCGCGGACTTGCGAAGTGGAGACGTATGCAGCGGACCTCGAAGTCCGTCACGAAAATGGCAGCCTAGCGTTCGCTATAGGCTGTTCATGGCAAACGAGATCAAATTGGCAAAGGCCGCCCGAGCTGTCGCCCGCGAGCTGATGACTGACCGGCAGGACCCCCCCTACCCATTCGAATCCGGTCACGTGTTTCGGATGAAGGATGGGGTCAAGACCCCCTGCTGCGTCATCGGCCAGGTGATCCATCGGGCCGGGCTCACGGATCTGGTGAAGGGCCAGCCAGGGGACAACGGGCAGCTCTCGTACAGCAATAGCTCCACAGCCCTCGAAGATGTCTGCGGAGTTGCGTCCTTGGCAAAGCCGGTCGACAAGGTGGTAGGCGACTTGGTCGAATCGAATGACTACTTCCCCAACCGTGAAGCCGTTGCTCACGAACTCTACGTCCTTGCCGAATTGCTGGAGCTGGCCGCCGCCCCGACCGACAACGAAGCCACGGAGACCTAGATCATGGAAAACGAACTCGTCACAGTCCTCACCCGCGAAGACCTCAAGGCCCGAGGCTGGACCGCACGCCAGATCCGCAAGCTACGGCCCGACACCATCATCAAGTCGAAGCATCGGGGTCGGCCCAAGTTCGGAAGCTCGCTCGCCAGCGTCCTGGCCGTCGAGGGCGCCGTCGCCGAGGCTAAGGCGATTGTCGCAGAGTCCCGTAAGAAGCCGACCGCCGAGACCGTAGCCCCAATCGCCGCGGTCGCGTAATGGAGATCCAGCTCACCCAGGGCAAAGTCACGACGATCGATGACGTCGACGCGGACTTGGGTGCGTTCAAGTGGCACACGTGGAAGGGGAAGAATAACAAGACCTTCTACGCGAAGCGCAACGTCCCCAAGCCCGATGGCAGGCAGACGACGCTACTTCTCCACCGGGTCATCGCTCGCCGCATGGGGATCTCCGGGCCTCCAGACCACAAAGACCGGGACGGCTTGAACAATCACCGGGACAACCTGCGCCAGGCGTCTGGTAGCCAGAACGAAGCCAACAAGGACCTTCAAGTCAACAACACCAGTGGCTACAGGGGGTGAGCTGGCACAGGGCTGCCGGCAAGTGGTTCGCTCGCCTGGGAGTCAGTGGCGAGCGGCGCTCTCTTGGCTTCTTCGACGACCCGATTGAAGCCGCCAAGGCCTACGACCTAGCAGCGTTCGCCGCCTGGGGAGAGTTTGCAGTTCTGAACTTTCCCGCCCTCAAAACAGACACACCAACGGAGTCAAGACAATGACAGTCAGGCCACCCTTGAAGTGGGTAGGCGGAAAGCGCCAGCTCCTGCCCGAGCTTCTTGCCCGAGTACCGACCAACTATGGCACCTACTTTGAGCCCTTTGTCGGTGGTGGCGCGTTCTTTTTCGCCCTAAATCCGAAGAGCGCTCATCTCACCGACTCGAACGAGGAGTTGATCAACCTGTATCGGGTGATACAGCATCGACCCGAGTGCTTGATCGAAGAGCTTGGGGGCGGTGACTATCCAAACACGCCAGAGGCCTTCTACGAGATTCGGGCCGACCAACGAATCGCAGCCGATCCCATTCTGCGCGCTGCCCGTACCATCTACTTGAACAAAACCTGCTTTACTCCAGGGTCTCAGGTTCTTCGGGAGGACGAAACTACCTCCGATATCGAAACAATCCGTGTGGGCGATAGGCTGTGGAATGGTCGAATCGTCCATGAGATCCTTCGGCAGCCGTACACGGGCACCGTGCGACGAATTAAGGTCCAAGGCAATCCCTGGACGATGTCCGTGACGGCAGACCATCCGGTTTTGTCGATAAGTGGCCCGAAGGGGCGCCAAGAGCAACGCTCCGCCAGGGGTCTCCGTGACGGCATGCGCCTCGTTTCCTCCGGCGACCTACGTGTTGGCGATTATGTTTGTCTACCAACTTCCGGCACGGCTGTCGAACCGATCGACTGGCACAGCTTTTGGCCTGACGACTCCGCCTTCGGCCCCCAGGCAGTCAAGACTCGACTGTCTCCCGACGCGGCCGACAGAGACATCGCCAGGCTGCTTGGGTACTACGCCGCCGAAGGGAGCGCCTCGTACCAAGAACGCCGACCTGACGGTACTCGGGGGAACCTTCGGGGGCTCACATGGACCTTCGGCGAGCACGAGCGCGACACTCACGTCGCCGACCTGGAGGCTATCTGCAAGCGCTTATTCGGCAAGGCGCCTGCAGTTAGAAAGGGCGTTGGACGCAAATATGTTGTTGAGCTGTGCTCGGTGCATGTCGCCACATTCGTGACAGCCCTGGTCCCAGGACAGTCCTGGGCTGAGGACCCCCTCGAAAGAAAAACAAAGCGGCTTCACCCCTCGCTCTTGACCTCTCCGGTCGAAACCCAAATTGAGATCCTGACGGGCTGGTACCGAGGCGATGGGGGCTGTCGGTACAGGGCCAAGCAAAACAGCACTGAGTTGACCGGTACGTGCACCGTACTCCCTATGGCCAGGCAGATGTACCGGATAGCTCAGCGCTGTGGACTCAAGCCGTCCTGGCACATATCTCACCCCAAAGGCTCGACTCACCATCTCGACGGTACGCTGGTCGATAATGCTACCGCCCACGTCAGGCTTTCTGGGGATGACGTTGCCACCCTAGGCTTCCCCCTCCGGCCGACAAAGAGGCGCCGCCCCGTTCAGCGAAGAATTATCGACGGGTACCTAATCGTTCGGGTAAGGGAGATCACGGACCTAGATTATGACGGCATCGTTTACAACGTAGAGGTCGACGGAGACCACCTCGTCTGCGTCGACGGAGTTGTGTCGCACAATTGTTTCAACGGCCTCTACCGGGTCAACAAGAGCGGTGGCTTCAACGCACCCTTCGGCAAGTATAAGGACCCGAAGATCTGCGACGAGAGTAACCTGAGGGAGGTCTCCAAGGCCCTGCACAATGCAGGACTCAGTAGCGACGACTTCCGAATGACGGAGAGGTGGGCGGAGCCTGGTGACTTCTGCTATTTCGATCCTCCGTACGCGCCTCTGACCGCCACCTCCAACTTCACTGCCTACACCGCTGGCGGCTTCGGCCTCCAGGACCAGATCGACCTCCGAGACATGGCGCTACGAATGAAGAGGGCGGGCGTCCACGTGCTGCTTTCGAATTCGTCAGCTCCATTGGTGGAGGAGCTATACGGAGCCGACTTCACCCTCGAACCGATCCAGGCCCGCCGCAACGTCAACTCCGATGGTGGCAAGCGCGGAGCCATCAAAGAGTACCTGATCCGGTAGTGCCCATGATTTACGACTCTCAAAGTCAATATCGGAGACCGGACGGGATCTGGTATTGCGAAACGGAACTCACTCACCACACCTACGGCAAAGTGAAAACGATACGTCCGTTCGCACCCGGGCAAAGTTGGGGCAGGGCCGGCAATAGCGCCTTCACCCTTAAGCAGATCCAGGGCAGCATGTGGATCGCCACCGACGACGGCCACGGCACCCGATGGGTCGACATGAACGAAGACGCATTCGACCTCTCCCGCCCCGTGATTCTGCCGTACGTATTCCTGGGCTGGAGTGATCAAGTTGCTGCCCCAGCCCGGTACCCCGGAAAGTGCCCGCGCTGCGGATCTCCAGCCTACGTCGGTATCACGCCGACGGCGCTGGATTGTTCAAACGATAAATGCCCGAGCAAGACGAAGGGCGGAGGGATCAGAAAATGACCGACAGCATCACTCGGGATGCCGGGCTGTCAGCAGATCAGCGCTATCGGTACTGGCTCAGCAGGCGCTGGGGCCATCAGGACCACGGCTACCTGCTCTGGATCATGCTGAACCCTTCGACGGCGGACGCATTGAAGGATGACGCCACGATTCGGAAGTGCATGGGCTTCGCTAAGCGCATGGGCTACGAATGCATCGTCGTAGTCAACCTCTACCCTTCCTCGGCAGAGAGCCGCGGGCGGTGCCCGGGGATGAATGCCGTCCGACGTTCGCTATAGATAGGTCATGGGCAAGACACTCCTCAAAATCCTTCTGGCCGCCACGATTGTGACGGCCCTGGCCTCCGGAAGCGGCGATGACGCCTCCGCACACCCCCGGCCTCGGCAACCACATGTGGTGAATCAAGAGCAGCACGGGACCGAGCGCTGGATCTACCTCCACAACAACCAGGCGGTGGCTGTGTGGGCCTATTTCGAGTGCGAAAAGTCGCTCACCGTAGCCCCGATCGGAATTCCCGGCAACCGGGTCGCCGAGGTCCGGCTCTCCGGCATCGATCCCGACGAGCAGTGCAGCCTGAACCACTGGATCCCTCAGATAGAGGGGCAGTCGCCGCCTGCCTGGAACCCGTAAGGAGACGACAATGATCACTGCCAACACGTTCATTGTCATCTATACCGCCGCCATCGTCTGCATTACGTCCTGGGCCTCGTGCCTGAGTCTTTACCAGACACATCAGCGTCAAATCCGCCAGATCGTCAAGTACGTGTACGTCGCCTTGAAGGTGATTGTTGCGGTGACCATCTTCCCGCTGCTGGTTCTCCTCTTCATTGTGAGTCCGAGCCTCTTCCTGCCGGTTTTCTCTTGGCTCTGGCCCCACTTGGACATTCTCGGAGAGAACGGGGACCTCTACCTGCGGCGCTGGTTCATGACGCCAAAGACGAAATTGTTCAGGCCGCGGTTTCTGCATCTGATCGCAAGAAGCGACGAGGGTAGGGATAGTCACGATCACCCAGGGGCTTTTACTACGAGAGTCCTCAAGGGCGGTTACCTTGAACGTGTCTACTTTCCCTACAATCAGTTCATCCGCGACGAGTACGGGCTGTATATCGAGCACTCAGTAGAGCAAGGCGATGTCCGCGTCAACTACGAGCGTCACACGCACATGCTGACACTGCTAGAGCCTACCTGGACCTGGGTCGTGGGCTGGAAGAGGGGCAAGCCCTGGGGGTTCTTTAAGCTGCACCCGACCGATGCCAGCCAAGACCGCTGGATCGAATCCGAGGCTTATGGGGCAAAAGGGATCGAACTGAAGTCTTGGGAGATCGAAAAATGAATGAAGAGCCCAAACTAGTCCTCGTCGAGAACTTAGACGAGCTGAGGGTCAGTAGTGGATTCAAAACCGACCTTGGCGAACTTGTTGTTGGCGACTGCCTGGCGGTTCTTCGCAACCTTCCCGACAACAGCGTCGATCTTGTAGTGACCTCGCCTCCGTATGACGGTCAACCGAAGTATGGCAACGGCGAGAAATATGAGCGTGACTGGTATAGAGG